TGGCAATATCCCACCGGTGGGACTGTTATAATGTATGCTGCACAAGTTACATTGACAAGTGCACAATTTCAAAGTTTGAATACCAATACAACTACAATAAATTTGGTTCCTGCACAAGGTCCAGGGGCTATTATTTTACCTGTTTCTTGTTTTGCAAGATTAATTTACGGTGGCAACAATCCATTTACTGGAGCCGGGCTAATAAGAATTAAATTAGGTAACACTGGCGGATCTGGTGTGTATAAATTTACTGCAAGCGCATTTTTAGCAAGTGCAACTACTTATTATTACCCTACACGAGATACATTGAATGGATCTTCAGGACAACAGCCGCTATCTCTAATCGAAAATTCAGCTTTACGTGTTTGTAATACAGGTACCGCCTATGGAGGAAATGCAGCGGGAGATAATCAAGTGGAATTCAATGTTATGTATTATATTTTCAAAATGTAAAGGATATATGCCATTAGCTAAAGGTAAAAAAAACATCGGAAAGAACATTAAAACAGAAATGGCTGTTGGCAAACCCCAAAAGCAAGCTATAGCCATTGCTCTAAATACAGCTCGAAAGTCTGGAGCAAAAATCCCCAAAAAAAAGTAATGTAAAACGCGTTTTACATCAAAGGAATATATGCACAAAAAAATTATGAAAACTGCTGCTAAAAAGTTAGAAAAAGATGCTAAAGGCTATGCTAAGAAGGCTAAAAGCGCAACAGGCTTAAAGAAAAAGCATGATCTTATTGAGAAGAAAGAAGCAAAAGCTGGTGCAAAAGTTATGAAGAAAAAAGCGAAGACAGCACACGAATATTAAAAATCTCTTTGCAAATATTCCCATATAGATTATGGATGAGATTGTCCTACGTTTTTTCATAGATCTCCTTGTTTAGTGTAAGGGAAGAAGTATCCGCAATACTCCTTCCCTTTGCTTTATTGTCGAATGCTTCCAGAATGATCAATTCTAATATTTCTACCATAAGGCACACTATGCTCTATATTTAAAGGACCATTCTTATATGGAAAATTATGGTTAATGTCTATATGGTGATTAACTCCAATATGATTAAACAATTGCGAAGTCAAAAATAGCAAAAAACCCATGCAAGCAGTCACAAATAATGTTCTTCCGATAAAATCTTTTGTTGTCATGTTCCAATCCTTTTTGTTTCAGGAGGAATTTTATTAATAAGACACTCGTAAAATTCCTTTTCCTGTTCGATCATATTTTCAATATATTTTTCGTTCCGTTCAATTTCAACGATTACCCCATCAAAACCATCAAAGCTAAAATAATAAGCAAAGGGAACATCAGCAACGTAAATCTGATGTTGAATCTGTGGATAATAATGTGAAGGAATATCATTAGCCAAAGCCCTAGCATGATCTTTCGCGCCAGGGCACTTAATTTCGCATATAAACGAGCCACAATCGCTTATTCCATCTAAAGAAGCCATAGCCCAGTCTTTCACTAAAACTTTCGGTTTAACGACGATTCCTGACTTAATACAAAATAGCTCGCGTGCTATTGGCTCTAGATCAAGACCGCGTTGCATAGCAGCATTAGGCTCCATTGGCTTATCATCGGAAAGCTTCTCATTGTAAAGCTGGATCTTAGTTTTCCAGGGGTTTGCATCCATGATAATATTTGCATCGGTAGCCGTAATTTTAGTTTTTCTTAAGGCTAACCATTCATCGGATCCCTGCTCAATTTCTATTTGACATGCTGACATTTTTCAATCTCCTCTCTAAAAAATCAATGTGATGTAATAGTCGGATTATCTGATTGGCTAAGATCCCCGACACCATGGCATCGGGGTTTTCTACCATCTCTAAATATTCTTGGGAGTAAACCTGAGCTTGTTTGATAATGTCTTCACTAGTCATTGAACCTCTGCGTGTAATAGTTCTTTAGATTCTGCGGCTTGTCTAGCATGATTTTCTTGCATATTTTTTAAGGCAGCCGTCTTAATTCTATCAAATATTTCTAAAGGCAAGTCGATAAGTGCATCGATTTTATACTGTTTTTTGATAGTTGAAAAGACCCAATCTCTATATTTCTCATCGCAATCACCTAAAATCATCTCTATTTCAGCCGCTTGTTCTAGGCTTATCTTTGCGATTTCAACATCGGCTTGGGCCATCTCTTCTTTGGTGTAAACTCCTGACATCTCAGCCGGAAAAGCCTTTCGTAAAGCTTGAGACTCTGCACATTTGGCCAACATTGTTCGGGGAAGGGTAGACCACATACCGGAAGGTCTTTTCTCTCCTGTAGACTTATCAACGAAATATTGGCAATATTCCTCCATATAAGCACTTGCCGAAACCGAGTGCCAAGTTCCGTCCGCCGTTTGTTTTTTGACATAAGCAGTGGCAGAAACTAACTTCCCTGCTTCATCTAAAACATATGTAGGCTCTTGACCAGGTGCATAAAAACCTGTTCTTTCAGCAATAAGCCTATAGCCGTCAATACCCGTTTGTATGGTCATAGTCTCGCCCCAAGATCCATCAGGCTTTTTACATTTGCGCTTAACAGCGTGTATTTGTTTCATGAAAGGATCAAGCTGGGTTTTAACACAAGCCATTAAGAATATTTCAAATTCATCATTAGTAACACCTTTGCAGATTGAGTTTTTCAAGATCTCAATTTGCTTTTGGTTAAAATGCCCTTGAGATACCCCTTTAGGTTCTTTTGGAATAGCCATTACTTTATTCATATTTCTCCTTGAGATTAGCATTTGTATACGGTTAAGATATCGCCGGGGATAAGATTTAGTCCGAAGAAATAAGCGACTTCGTCTAAACATTCTTCGAGTTTTTGTCTTTCATTGTGACCTAAGGCTTTTCCTGAATAGAGAATCTCTAAAGCCTGTTTGAAGTGATCAGCATTCTTTTCTAATTTGGTTTCAATACGATCACAGCATGGGCAGCCAGGACGATCGTAATCATCTCTTGTATTTGTTGTTTTCCAGATGTCATAAGTATTCATAAAATCTCCACTTGTTTAAATTTTGATTGATCAAAATCAAGAGGAGCTATTATGTTAGATGGCGTCCTGTTGATTTTTGATTGATGGTTGGAAAAAATTGATCAATCTTCTATGTTTTGATTCTTTGGGGCTGTTATTTGCGTAACAGTCCCCTCCTTTTAAAATTCACCTTACTCTCTTTCTCATTATCTATCAAAGTTTTGCTGCGACCTGCTAGCTTTGTTGGGCTAGTCACCAGGGAGATTTGCTTTGATGTCCAAAAATATAGCAAATACAATAATTTTAAGCAATACAAAAAATAGGAATATGAAAAAAAAAAGAACCTTTACAAAAATACAGGATCTATGGTAAAAGATAGTTTAGGACACAAGAAGAGGTGAAAACATGAAAAAAATGCGACATTATTTAATAGATAAAGACTTGACTGTGAAAGATTTTAGCGAAATTCTTGATATTACCCCTACATATTTATCAGGAATAGTGAACGGAAAATATCTTCCTTCAAGAAAATTAGCTAGAAATATTGCAAAGGCCACAAATGGCGAGATTGTCTTCGATCTTACTCAAAAAGATACGAAGGAATCTTCACAGTTAATACCTTCAAACAAATAGGCGCCAATGTGAAAACATTACGAGTATATTTAGCAGAAAAAGAAATCAGATTGAAGGAATTTAGTCAAACTCTTGAAATTCATCAATCTTATCTTTCATCAATAATGAGTGGAAGACATAAACCATCCAAAAGATTGGCTAGAGATATTACAAAAGCGACCCAAGGTGAAGTTGTGTTTGATACTACTCGAAAAGATATGAAAGAACCTTCACAGCAAGCGCAGTTAAGCCAATAATTATTAAGATTTTGACTAGATGGTTATCCGGTGAAGGGATTTTACATACAGATTTATGAGAATTTGACTCCATATTTTCTCCATATTTAAGGGGTTAACTCCATAATTATATCAGAGGAAATTCGCTGTCAACGTAAAGTATTTTTAGAAACTACTTTAAAGAAATTCGTTTGTAGATTAGAGTGACTTAGGATAAAAAAAAGAACCCCTAGACACTGGGTCTAGAGGCTCTAAAGTTTTAATGAATGATAATGTTCTTGACGGAGCTTTCATTCTTAGGAGGTCTTTCATATTAACATTTCAAAAACGGAGGTTTCTTCATGTTAAGACATTCTAAGAATAAAGACTCCAATCTTTTTCCGCAACTTTTTTTCCCAAAAAAAAGAAAAATCCCTGCATCACCCTTAGAAACGATCCGTCTTTCCGAGAAACCTTACGTTTTTAAATTGATAATATGGAAGAAAATATGAACCTAAATAAAAAAGGAGCGGCCAGAACCGCCCCAAAGGATTAGTCGCTATGAATATAGCTAATCGTGACATTTCTGACAACATTAAAATGAGTCGTGATTTCAAAGGCGTTTGGGTTCCAAGGGAAATATTTCTTAATCGAAATATAAATGCTTTAGAAAAATTTCTTTGGACAGAAATCTATTGGCTTAATGATCGCTCTAAAGGGGGATGTTTTGCTACGAATGAATATTTATGCAAAGTTTTAGATGTTAAAGAACGAAGACTTCAAGAAATGCTAGCTAATCTTAAAAATTTAAGTTTGATTGAATATATTTCATTTGATGGACGCCGAAGAATCATAAGAGCTATAATCCCTAATGAAGAAATTCCTGATTATGAAGAGCTTCAAGATGATTCACCTCTGAGGTGCGGAAAAATGCACCCCATGGGTGCGGAAAAATGCACCCCCCACATATATATAGTAAATAGTCTAGAAGAACAGCAACAGGCTGCTGCTGTTTCTTCAAAAGAAATTTCCCTTAAGGCAATAAAAATCTATCCTTGCCTGAATGAAGTCGATATTCCGCAAAAGGATAAACTCGAAATATGTAAAAAACATTCCGAAGAAGTCGTTAAATCTGCACTTTCTTGGGCTTTGCATCCAAAAACTGTAATCACGAAGTCTTTAGCCGCAGCGATTAAATGGGCTTGTGATGAAAAACCAAAACCTCCTCAGAGCATTGAAGATCAAACTGCCATTAACAAATCCTATGCAAAAAAATATGAAGGAATTAAAAACGCTGATGATGATGAAGTTATTGCAAACAATCTTTTTGTAGAAATTACATATCGCGGATGTCAGAAAACACAGTTTACTTTAAATTATGATGCTAAAGGATTTATGGATCAATTTCAAAACGCATTAAGAAAACAAGGATTTAAGATTATAAACCCTGGGGAACTTCGGTTCCTCAAGGCTAAAAAGGAATGACAAATGATCGAGATCACACATTACAAAGCAAATGACAAAGGCGCAAAGACCGCAACGATATCCATTAAGATTCCCAAATGGGGTAATTTCTTAATTAAAGAGATCTCCTTATTCGCAAAAGATGGTAAGCGGTGGCTAAGTATGCCTTCGCGAACTTTTGAGCTTGAAGGGCAAAAGAAGTACTTCCAATTCGTTTCTTTCGAAAGTCGGGAGATTGGCGATAAGTTTCAAGGCGAAGTTTTCAAGGCTTTAGACAAATATCTTGAATCCAATTCGCCAAAGGTTTTAGGAAATGTACAAGAACAAGTTCCATTTTAGGAGGATTATGAAAGATTATCAATACTTAACAATTACTGAAGTTTCTAATAAAATGGGTGTTACTAGACAAGCTCTTTATACTGCTATAAAAAGAAACCGTTTAAAATCATCTAAGCATGAATCAAGAAAAAGATATATCCATCGCAATGATCTTGAAGATTTCTTGAAAAATAGATATTCTAGGAATTTTTCAACTTATAACGGCAAGCTTCTTTTTGATCCGAGCAAAGGTAATTATTCCATTAAGCAAGCGGCTGGCAAGCTCAATATTCCAATTCAAAAAGTCTATTACATGATCCGGTCAAAGAAATTGAAATATGTAAAACATGGCGGTGCATATGTCATAACCCAAAAGAATTTAGATGAATATAAACCAAAAAAAGGAGCTTTATGAAATGTCTTGAACTCTATGAAATCATTGATCAAATCACACAGATTCCCAATTGCGTTAAAACTTGCGATGACGCCTTGAATTATATTCAAGAATTGCAGTGTTCTTTAACACAATCGGAGACTATTTATAGGACTCTTAATGAAGTCTTAGAGAGAGAATATAAAGAAATCTATGATTCCATTTGGAAAAACTTTAATGATGAAATTATGGAAGTGGCCGATAAGATAGAAAATGCTTTCTTAAAGCATCAATCTACTCAAGTAATATTCGATGACTAAAATATCTTGGGAGCTTCCTATCAACACTGTGAGCGAAGCCAATTGCTCACAGCATTGGAGAGCAAAGAATAAAAGACATCAGCAACAGCAAACATTCGTCAGGCTTTCATATATAGCCAATGTAAAGGAAATTACATTACCATGTACGATCACATTAACCCGTCTTAGTTCTCGCTTTCTAGATGGGGAAGAGAATTTACCAATGAGTTTCAAATGGATTAAAGATGAACTTGGCGCCTGCATGTTTCCAGAAAAGGTAGTTCATTATGTATCAAAAAGTGGCAAGATCAAAGAAAATAAAGGCCATGCAGATTCAGATCCAAGAGTTATATGGGAATATGGACAGGAAAAAAGCAAACTCAAAGGAATAAGAATAGAAATCGAATTTTAGCCACAAGCTTCTTTAGGCTCTTTTATGTCAAAGAGCATTCCATTCTCTAAATAAGAATATTCAATCTTATTAGGATTTATTTCTTTCAAAAGATTCTTCAAGATTTCATTTTGAAGTTTAAGAGAAAAGCAAATTTTTTTCACTTCACCAAGTTCAGCAAAAAGTTTACGCCTTACCTTGCCCATGCTTTCCTCTAAATCCTCAAACTTCTTTTCAATTGAAATATCTTCAATAGTTTCTTTGGATATATCTAAAAGTGCATTCATATCAAACCTCAGCAATCGAGGTTAAATTAAAAAGGAAAAAAAAGCAAGTAAAAAAAACATACATATGTTATTCAGAGAATTTAACATCTATCAGAGGTAAAAAGATGAAAAAATTCCTATCAATTATATTTATCCCTATTATTCTTACCGGATGTACTCAAATGATGCCAGGTATCACCCAAGATATTGATGATGCAATTACAGACCAGGCCATCGGAATTCAGATAGATAAAGCAGCGATGCAGAAAGACACGACGATTGATGTTAGCGTTAAGGTGATGAATGCACCCACTAAGTAATAAAATCGACTGGCATCTTGAGACAAGAAAAATAAAAGACCTTAAACCTAATCCGAAAAACCCACGGTATCTTTCTAAGGAAGATGGGATACATTTGGAAATGTGCCTGGATAAGTTTGGATTGATTGAGCGTCCTATCATCAACCTAGATAATATGATCATAGGAGGCCATCAACGTATAAATCTTCTTAAGAAAAAGAAAGTCAAAGAAGTAGAGTGCTGGGTACCAGACCACGAGCTTGAAGAAAAAGAAGTAGACGAGCTTTGCATTCGTCTTAATAAGAATCAAGGGGCGTTCGATTTTGACATTTTAGCGAATCAATTCGATGCTTTAGATCTACTTACCTATGGTTTTACTGAAGAGCAATTGATAGGGCCTTGCATGGACATTGAAGAAACAACATCAGAAGAAAGCGAAAAGAAGAAAAATCTTAAATCTTGTCCGGCATGTGGTCATGAATTCTAAAATTATTCTCGGTGATTGCTTAGATGTAATGAAAGAAATGGCAGAAAACTCCATTGATTTCATCGTAACTGACCCTCCTTATGGTTTAAACTTCATGGGAAAAGATTGGGATAAATCTATCCCTAATCAAGAAATTTGGGCTGAAGCTTTGAGAATATGCAAGCCTGGGTCAATGCTAGCAGCCTTTGGAGGATCTAGGACACATCATCATCTTATGATTGCTTTAGAGAAATCAGGGTGGGAGATTAGAGATGTTATCATGTGGTTATATGGCTCTGGCTTTCCCAAATCTCATAATAAATTCGGTCTTGAAGGATATGGGACTGCTTTAAAACCAGCATATGAGCCAATTATATTAGCAATGAAACCATTAGATGGAACATTTGCACAGAATGCGGAAAAATGGGGATTGGCTGGTATTAATATTCAAGAGTGTAGGATTGAGACAAGTGAATTAAAACCATATTCACCAGGTTTACATAAAGACTCACCTTCAACATATAATGATGATTCTTGGATAGGGAAAGATCAAATCAAACTAGCTCCATCAGGGCGATGGCCGGCTAATCTAATTTTAGATGAAGAAGCGGCGGAAATGCTTGATGAGCAAAGTGGAATAAGCAAATCAAATTCAGGTGGTATAACATTTAGAAAAGAAGAAACAAAACAATTAAAAGGATTAGGAAAAACAGAGAGAACAGGACATAACGATTGTGGAGGCGCCTCACGCTTTTTCTATTGTGCTAAATCTTCATCGAAAGAAAGAAATGCAGGTTTAGAGGGAATGCCATTGAAAGAGTCAAGACCATTAGGAATATCAAACTGGGAAGGACAAACAAATGGATCAGGACAAGTAATGGGAAAATCCAATCCCCAATCTAATTTTCACCCAACCGTAAAACCTATCTCTCTCATGAAATACATTCTTAAATTATTAGCCTCTCCAGGAAATCCAATCTGTCTAGATCCATTTGCAGGCAGCGGATCAACACTATTAGCAGCTCAAGAATTAGGAATTAATTGTATTGGTATCGAAAAGATGCCTGAATATCATGAAATTGCGCAGAAAAGAATCTCGAATGCTGCTTGAAAAATATGCGAATATGTGATATGATTTATCCTTCCAAAGCAAGGAGTAAATATGCAAACAAAAGAAAGAACAACACCAGCAGAAAACTTTTTAATGTCTATAGACACTAGCATCCCTAAAATAGATCATATGAGAAATTGCTTTAGAGATGCTCATATGTATAAATGGTCTGCAGCGGTAATCATCCAAATCATGTCAGGTATTGAAAAAGTTTATGCCGACTTATGAGTATATATGTCCAGAATGTAAACATATTCAAGAGATAGAGCATAGCATTAACTTTTTTGCGCCATATCTTTGCTTTAATTGCCTCAATGAAGGTAAATCAAGAAGACTCACAAAAGGTCCAGGTGGTGGAATAGCCACACATTTTAAGGGGACTGGCTGGACGACTTGATTATTTATTCCATTTATTATATAGATCGTTTTAAAACGGTTTATGGTGAATGGGTAAAGCAAAAGTAGAAATCAACTGGCCTTTATTCGAATTATATTGCAAATCCGCTACAGCTCAAATCAAAATTGCCCAAGCTATGGGAATTGATCGAGATACTTTACGCGATCAGGCTGTCCAAAAATATGGTAAGCCCTATTCCGCTATTTCCGCAGCATTTCATTGTGAAGGTGATCTATTACTAGAAGCAGCCATGTTTCAAAAAGCATTGAAAGGAAATGTCCAAACGCTAATATGGCTTAGTAAATGTAGACTAGGATACAAAGAACCAGAAAGTAATCAAAACGTTTCACCTCTTCAGCTTGAAATTGACCAAACCCATATTATCATGGAACTTGAAAATAAGATTGCAACACTAGAGGATAAGCTTGCCAACCAGTAAAAAGCAGAATAAGAGTTTTTCTGAAGCCACACATCGATTCAATATATGGGTTGGTGCTGTTCGTTCTGGAAAGACTTATGCAAGCATAGAAAGATTCATTTATGACTTAAAGAATGGGCCACCTGGCGATGCTATGATTATAGGTGTTAACAGGGGATCAATACAAAGAAATCTCTTAGGTCATCTATATCAAAGGCTAGGTTTCCCTTGTCCTACAGAAAAATCCCAACAATCTAAGTTATATGGACGCACGGTATGGTTTGTAGGTGCACCTGACGTTTCCGCAGTATCTACTATTCAAGGATCTACTTTAGCCTTGGCTTATGTGGATGAAGCCACGAACTTACCAGAGCCATTCTGGAAGATGTTGGAGAGCCGTCTTAGCATTCCAGGGGCTAAACTGCTAGCTACTTGTAATCCTGAAGGTCCAGCTCATTGGCTTAAGAAACAATATATAGATAACCCTGAACTTGATTTAGCCTACTGGAATTTTAACCTTGACGACAACCCCACGCTTGACGATAAGTTTAAGCAGCAACTAAAGGCATCCTATCATGGACTATGGTACAATCGTTATATCTTGGGAGAGTGGGCGCTCACGCATGGCGCAATATTTGACTGCTATGACAAAGACAATGAATTCGAGAACCCATTTCCTGCACCAAGTTATTATATTGTTGGTATTGATTATGGTACAACAAATGCGACGGCAGCGGTCTTATGTGCTGTTACTCCAAATAAGTGGCCACAAATTAGGGTTGAAGCGGAATATTACTATGATTCGGCAAAGAAGGGGAGATCCAAGACAGATGCGGAACTCGTTAGAGATATCAAAGATTTTATTGGATATAAGAACGTTTCAGCGTTATACGTTGACCCAGCGGCAGCGAGTCTCAAGATTGCGTTACGTCAGGCTGATCTTCCTGTCTTGGATGCTAATAATGACGTCCTTCTTGGTATTAAGATATGTTCTAAGCTTATCGGCGGAAAGAACATAGTCATACAAAAAGGTTGCACAATCCTGAGGGAGCAGTTACAATCTTATGCCTGGGATCCAAAAGCGGCTGATAGAGGTGAAGATAAGCCTATCAAGAAAGATGACCATATTGTGGACGCTCTTAGGTATGCTATCTGTAGTGCCTTTCCTCAAGGCGAATTCGCACACCCAGATGAAAATCTTTCATATGAGCAATATAGACGTAAGATATTTAATAATGATGACTTTGGGCCTTTAGGTCCTGTTCCAGGCGGATATTTTTAGCTTGCCAATCTAGAGACAATTCTGTATATCTTTCTCCTATGATTATAAATCTATCTGATGACTATTCAACTTCACGTGAAACTTGGCGAGCAAAAGCAGCAATGACGCGCGAATTTGCTGGTATTGAAGTTAAAGGTGATATGAGACTTTATCTCCTCGGAAAGGCCCAGGCTTATGAAGAGATTGCAGATTATTTTCAAGAGTTGATTGATAAGATGACAATACAAAAAGAAGATATTTGCAATGAATGCTCCAATCTAAAAATTGCTTGTGTGTGTATATGAACCGTAAACGCTGCTATTCCTGCTCTAAACTTGAAGACGAAAGTTCAACTCGCTATTATGCCAGGATGAAGGTAAGCCAAGATCGCTTTTATTGTAAGAAGTGTATTAAGGTCGGTGTTGATGTAGAGTTATGTGGGATGAGAAAGAAGCTTGGACCTAAGATAAAGATTCATAAGCCTGTGTTTGTCGATTTAGAGAAAGGTAGACTAATGAGAATGTTTAGGCCGGCATATTTGGCACAAAAGGAAGCGATGAATGAATAGTTTAAAAATAAAAAAACATGCCTTCTAGATATATTGTGGAAGGGGTGAAAAATTGAAAATTAGGTCTGAAATTTATAAATATTATAAATCACTAATCCTTACAGATTTAAGATGGTCGGAAACAGAACTAAAATAACATAATAAACATTATCAGACGTATGGAAAATAAAAGCTTCGAACAAGCAGTAGAACATTTAACCAGACAGATAAGAGAACAGCATTATAAGTTGCTAGATGATTTTTTTATGGCATATGCTGCCCAGCTTGTTCACTTTGGCAAGGATTTTTCATTAGATGATATTTGTCTAGTCGAGCAAGAACCACATTATAGAGAAGGATGTTTAACGAGAAGATATTGGTTCGAATTCAAACCTAAATTTGAAGATTAATTATCAGACGTTATGGATAGAAAAAGATCATAAGGAAAAAAATAAAGAACGCGCTAAAAGATTATTGCCAAGATATTCAATGGAAGAATTGATAAGTTTTGGGAAAAGAGCCGATGAAATGAAAAGTGGGTGGGCAGAAGAGATGTTAAAGGAATTATGCCATAGGATTGAAAATGAATAGTATCATTACCACAAAATTAATTCCTCCTCCAATTTCGCAATATTTCAATGCAAATATTTTATCTACTCCATACTTTCGGTTCGATGCTGACTATCTTCTTAAAATTGCAAAAATGATATACAAAAAGATTCTTTCATCAAAATATCGCAAGTTTCCTGCGACAATACATGAATTAAAAAAACAATATACAGTATTTATGGATTTATATGAGCGGGCGAAAATTCAAGAAAGGGAGACTGAAAAAGAAGAGTTTATCAAAGCTAGAATGCTTTTCTATAGAACTAGGTTGTCTAAACAAGACGATCGTTCAATATTTAGAAGACTTGAAAATCACTATGCCAAGGCTCGATATGGCTAGCGGTCAAATAATGAGATTTCAAAGATATAAAAAGACCACAAGGGAAAATATGGTTTGATATCAATACTCATACTTGGTATTTGAGATCAAAAAAAATGAGGACATAAAATGACATTTTTAAGACCACCTGAAGATTCAGAAATAAAAGATATTTCATCGTTTGAGGAATTTAATGAAGGCTTATTGCCTTTTTTAAATCAAGTTGTCTATCCAAGTAAAAATATGTTTGATAACTTTGATGAAGTCATTAGAGCAATCGTAAGAGATGAGATCAAGAAAATGAAAGAGAATGAAAATGACTAGCATCATCCCAACAGGAGATAATATCCTAATAGAAGTTTGCGAATCACCGGAAGATATGAATTCTTACATTTCATGTGGAATTATTTCAGTTCAAGCACCTTTAAGCCCATTTAGTCCGGGCGATAAAGTTTTCTTCCAGGGTAGAATAGGACAAACTTTAATATATAAGGGAAAAGAACATATGATAATTTCCTATAAAGATGTTTTAGGAAAGATAATTGAATGAATGAAGTAATTGCAATCATATGTACGTCAATAGCTTTATTTATTGTAATGTGTTTCATCTGTCGTGTTTTTGAAAAATAAAGGAAAAGTGATAGGAAAAGTTATTGAATGAAAGAAGAAAGATACAATCCTTGGCGTGAATTTTTACATTGGAGAAAAGAACTTATACATTACATGCACGATATAAACGGATATAGTGATAAAAAAATTTCTGATGCTGTGT